AACATCATCCTCGACCCTGTAACCGTGAAGGTTACAACCACCAAGACCAACGGCGACGCTGTCGGCTCCGCAACGGTGCATCTCCGCGCGTCGAACGGTACGGGGCCGTTCCCGTATCAGGAGTCCGTGACGATCACGCGCTCCGGCTCCGTCGCGACCGTCTCGCACACCGCGCATGGCATGGCGACGAACGACAAGGTGTTGATTGTGGGGACCGAAGTGACCGAACCAGAATACCTCGGCGTCCACTCCATCACCTACATCAACGCTAACTCCTACTCCTACACCGTCTCGGGCACGCCCACGACGCCCGCTTCCGGCTCCATCACCTCCACCTTCGTCGCGCTCAACGGCACCACGAACGCCACGACCGGAATCCTAAGTACCACTCGCGTATACGCAACCAACCAACCCGTCACGGGCTGGGCACGTAAATCCACTTCTTCTCCCTATTACAAGGAGGCCCCTTTGACGGGCGAGGTAGATTCATCTGACGGCTTCATATCCACCGCAATCATGATTTCCGATGAATGACGAAGAGGTCAGAGCCCACCAAGAGATCGCGACCCGCAACTCGCGAGCGGCAATCTCCAAGGCCGAATCAACCCATTCGGAACTCCTAGAACGTATCAACCGCCTCGACCAACTAGTCGCTCAGATGGCGGCGACGATTAGCCAACTTGAGCAGAAATACAACCTGCTCCTTTCGGCCCGTTTCGATGGCAAGGCCACGTCTAGGTAATGGCTATCAGCGTTGATTGGGGAACCTCGGTTATCACGGTGCCGAAGGCCGACACCACGCTCGTGGACGCCGGTCCTCCTGAGATCCGCAAATACGACGTTAACACCCTTCGGCTCGCGCTCAAGGATCTCGAAGACGATCCTGCCGGGATGCCCTATCTCAAGACCCACACCCACAACACGGAGGTGACGCTGTCAGGCATCACCTTCGCCCGCATCTTCAACATCATCGCACCCTACACCGTGACCTTCGAGGACGGCCAATACACGATCAACCTCTTCGGCGCGAACCACAACGTCCTAGACGTTACCAACGCCAACCAAGTCAACATCACGACCCAAAACTCCGCTGGCCTCATTTCCGTCGCCGCTCCCGCCACGGTCCCGGCCTCGGAAGTCGCTGACGCCGTCTGGGACGAGGCGAAAGCGGGTCACGTCGCCGCAGGCTCCTTCGGTGAGGAGATGCAGGCTCACGCGCTCTCGACCGAAGTTTCTGCGCTCCAAGACCTCACCGCATCGGAAGTCAACACCGAAGTCGTGGACGTCGTCCGAACCGACACCGCCTCTGAACTCTCCGCCGTCCCCGGCGCATCCCCGTCTCTCCACGAGATGATCCAGTTCATCTACATGGTGCTGCGCAACGAGATGACTCAGGACGGCTCGACCCGCACGCTCGCAAACGACGCGGGCACCCAGATCGGTTCCGCCACGGATTCCTACGTCGGCGGCACCGTCACCCGAGGCAAGGTCTCCTAATGGCGTTCAACGGCGAACGCGAGCAATACTCCGTCATCCATCTCGGCATCCCGTGGGTCTCCGTCGGCGGTGGCGCTGAGATGCTATCCGGCGACCAAGCCTCGCTCCTCGGAATCTTCTATGGATTCTGGCAACAGATCATCGCCATAGGGCGCGGCTATCTCGTGGCCGCAGCCTCGTCGTCGAGGAAGGCCGTCCGCGCCTCTCACGAGTTCGTTCGCCGCCCCATCGCTTGACCTCAGCGGTAACTTTAGACCATGAAAGAAGTCCATTGTCTTACCTGCGGCGGCACCTTCCCACGCTGCCAGCGCCCCGACCTCCCAACGTGTCAAGGCGTAACCGTCTTCCACGCTCTCAAACCCCTTGGAGCCATGTCTTTCTCAGCCGAGATGGTCCGTGCCCGCACCATCCAAACTCTCGAATCCGATGCCCGTAACGCTGGGCTCCTCGCGATCCGCACCGTCCTGACCGAAGAGAACACCGACGATCTCATCGACATGGTCATGGACAAGGTCCACCTTCCTGCGTGGCTCAAGTGGCTTCCTATCAGGGCGCTGCTCGATAAGCTCCTGCCTGGCGTCATCCTTGGAGTCTTCGAGGACGTCCTCGGATGAGCCTCTTCGGCTCCATCCGCGACCTCCTCTCGCCGTCGCAGCCCTCCTCGACGTCCGAAGCCTTCACGCTCCCGTTCGGCCTGACCCCTGCTAAGTGGCGGAGCCTCAAGAACCTCACGATGGAAGACGGATGGGAAGTCTACCTCGAAGTCCTTGACGAAGTCGCTAAATTGAATGGAGACAGAATCCTGCAATCTTCCGACGCCGCCGCGCTTCATTTCCTTCGTGGACATGTCGCGGGACTTAGGAAGGCAGGGACCACGATCAAAGAGATCGAACGAGCCGAAAAGCGCCATATCTCCGAGAAGGAACGAATAGCGAATGTCCGAACAAGAGACCCCTCAAGCCTCTACGGAAGCCCCGGCTGGAGACCCCAATCCCAACGCAGAGCCTCCGGCTCCTAACCCTTCCGATCCCGCTCCTGAGCCGACGGCTTCGCGGGGGCTTGAGACTTCTGGACTACGGTTCTCAGACTCACCCGATCTCCCCACCTACCTCCAGGGCAAGACCGCGCTGGAAGTGGCGGAGATGACGAAGGAGTTGTATTCGGCACTCCAACGGGGAGACCCCGCGCCCACTCCAGCCACGCCTCCGTCGTACACCCCACCTTCGACTCCGGCTCCTCCGGCTCCTCCGGCTCCTTCCGTGGACCCCAACCTAATCTATTCCGACCCCTCGGAGTTCACCCGCCAACTCACCGACAACATCCGGCGCGAGATGCGTGCGGAGATGCAGACCGCCGCAGGTGGGCTCCTGACGCCGATGGCCTCGATGGCGAAATCCGAGGCGATGCGTAACCCCAAGCGCAAGCTCGTTTGGGACCGCTACGCGCCTCAAATCGAGGCGCTCGTTTCCCGCCTTCCGGACGCCGCCAAGGCCCGGCCTGACATTTGGGACGAGGCCGCGAGGATGGTCGCCGGCGAGCACCTTGACGACCTCGCCCGTATCCGTGCCGACGAGATCCTCCGAACGTCCGAGGACGCTGGGAGCCTCCCGACGCAAGCCGCGCCTAGCGCGCCCGTGCCCGATGCCGGTTCCCCGCTCGCGAAGCTTTTCTCCGACCGCCACGACGCCGTCAAGGACTTCATCAAGGATGAGATCCCGCTCGCCAAGGTCCGCGATCATTATCGTAAGATGGGGTATGCCGACGACGCCGCCATCGCTGAACTCCTAACCGCCCGAGTTGCCCGCAAATGACCGACACCGCCCCCACGAAGCCCCTTCTCTTTGCCGACGAGCGTTCCGACGCGGAGAAGTTCGATCCAATGCTTCATCGCGGCCACCTCGATCCTTCGCGCATCCCGGGCTATTCCGAGATCGTGATGGCGAACGACATCGCCAAGGCCGACGACCTCGACTTTCGTTACAAGAACAACCAGACGAAAGAAGACCTTTACCGTCAAATCGGGGCCTTCCCGCAGGCGCTCGACGTGGAGTTCGCATGGCTTCCCGTCTCCGCCGCTGGAGGCGCTCCCTCTCAGACCCAAGCCAGGGTCCTAGACCGCTATCAACACCAAGAAGGCTTCCGGCTCGCTACCCGCGAAGACCTCGAAGCCCAACCTTGGTTCCGTGGAATGCCTCCTCTCGGAAGGGAAGCCGAAGACGGCACCATCCGGCGAGGTGCAGATACCGCACTTTTCGTGCGTTCGGGCGAAGTCGCTCGCAAGTGGGAAGCCTATAAGTTCGCTGAACAGGCAGAACTCGAAGGCCGTGAACTCTCTCATATCGTCGCTGCCGAAGCAGGTCTTGAGACCGAGGCGTGGGCGAGTGAGGAAGATCGCGAAACCGTAACTGTGAAACACTAAATTAGAGGAAACCAACCATGCCCGTTAATGGATTTTGGTACGCCTCCGGTCCACGCGAAATGGATTCGCGCATCGCAGGTAGCGCGTTCTCGAAGGGCGACATGCTCGCCCTGGACTCGAACTCTTCGCTCTCGCGTCTCAACCCCTACGCCCTGACGACAGGGGCTCTTTATGGGATCGCGCTGGCGGATTCGACGAGTTCCATCTCGCTGAAGTGCAACGCCCTCGTCATCCAGCCGACGACTCGGTTCTGGAGCATGACGACTGCGAGCGTTGGGCTCATCACCGGAGAAGAGAGTGGCGTCTCGTTCGACGCCGCGAAGCCTGGGCGTTACTGGGTTGACGAGTCCACGACCACCAACGCGATCATCGTTGTTGAGGGTACGGACCGGATCGACCAGAGCGTTCAGTCGAAGTGCATTGTTCAATTCAAGTTCGCTGACAGCGAACTAGACCTCAGCTAAGGAGACTGACTCATGGCTATGACGATGACTGAGTTTCGTCGCCTTGCTGACCCGGATCTAGACAAGATCTGGCACGAAGACGACGAGCTTTACGAAGAGCAGTATTCCCGGGTTCTGAACGTCAAGAGCCTGGACGAGCTGTACACGATCGAGGCGGAGATGGCCGGTTTCGGGTCTCCGATCGAGATCAGCGAGGGCGCTAACGTCACCTACGACGAGGCGATTGCCCCGCGTGAGCGGAGATACGACATCTCCAAGTTCGGGCTTGGCTACAAGGTCACGGACAAGCTCTGGAAAAACGACCGTTATGGTGAGGTTCAGCAGTTCGAGGCGGATCTCCGTCGCGCTGACGCCGACCACACCGAGACGTATTTCTTCGCCCTGCTCGCCAACGCGACCGCGACCACGGTTTCGACCGGGTTCGACGCGCTCGCCCTCGCATCGACCGCCCACGTCCGTATGGACGGTGGCCCGACGCAGGCGAACCGCCCGACCGCCCTCACGGCGCTGTCTTTGACGGCCCTTGAGGATGCGGCGATCGCGTTTACGAAGTTCCGAGATGAGCGCGGGCGTCCGTTCCGCTCATCGCCCAGGACTCTCGTGACGGGGCTCGACCTCGCCCTCGTGGCGAACGAGATTCTCGCGAGTGCGATGAATCCGAACACCAACAACAACGCCACCAACGCGCTGCGGAACGTGTTCGACAT